GCAACTGATTGCAGGGCGTCGCACAGTGGCTTAGTCAGGTTGTCGATGTCGGGTCGCTTGTCCATAAATGCCCAACCCAACTGCCTTTGCAGCGCCTTGTCCGACTGCCTCCACGGCAAGCAGTACACAACTGTCAGGCGTATCTTACCCGAAAGTGCGACACCTGTCAAGTCCTTTCGCAGCAATGCTGCCAAGTCTTTGAGGTACTGCCGCTTCTTTGGTGATGTCCAGGCCCGCCCCCTCCCGAAATTGGTGCTCTGCTTCGACTGTGGGACCAACTCGGCGTAGGCGTACCACGTATGCTGTGGCACAGCATATCGGTCCCACTCGTCAAGCATGGTGCGTATTTCAGGTGTCACTTGGTTCCCACTTCGATATATCGAGCCACTTGCGGTCGGGTTGAGCGTCGATCTGCTGCTGTACCCAGTCCTCGAATGTCTCATCGGACCAACATCGCTTCTTGAACGTACACTTCTTCGCCCTCCAGAAGTCCTTGCTGCTACAGATGCCCTCGGGGAGCACCCTATCACGTATGGCCGTCCAAATGTCCGTGGCCTTGCTCGTCGCCTCTGACCACCATTTGTCTTCGTACTCGTAGCGGATCATACGGGGTTTGAACTCGTCGCGGTCTGCTATCAAGAACATCGTCGTGTCGTGTCCCGACATGCGCTGATAGATGCACGCCTGCATCTTGTAGTAGTCGGGTGTGTCTGCGGCAGTCTGCCACTTCTCTGCCCCCGCGACGCTCTGTGTCTTGAGTTCGAGTAGGGCAAGTACGCCCTCGGGCACCCCTTGTACCTCCTTCAAGGCCGTCGGTAGGTCTTTGCGGACTAGGTTCAGGTTGTCGAATAGCCAGTTCATGCGGTCAATGGAGACCACACCGTCGTGGTGGCCACTGATCCGCAGCGATAAATCCGTCATGGCTTCTTCATAGAACTGCCAGCGAGGCGTGGTGTGCTGGGCCTCTAGTATGGCGTGCGACGGGTCTGGGTGCCATGCGTTTTCGAGGTTATATACGTCGCTTTCTAAATTGACCCAGTGCCCCCTTAGCACACCAAGTGGTCCCAGCACTTTGTTCTGCATGTACCAATGCCACCACGTACCACAAGCCATCTTGGTCTCGGCTGTGCTGTTGAACTGCTGCGAAGGCGTGGGGCACCAGTAGTTCATCACGAACTCGCGGGGGCACAGATCGTACAGGCCACTGGCGCGTAGCCAGTCCGTCTTTAGCGACTGTCGCCCCTTGCCCGTCGTAAAGGCGGTCAGTATCTTCCCAGTTTTGTTGGGTTCGCCGCGCGGTTCGCGGGGTTCCTGCGGGTTATGCCATTGTGATAGTGACGATACGATACTCATTGTGCCTCGTCTAACATTTGCTTGAATACGCTCAGCGGCACGAGTGCCCACGTATGTTCAACGGTCTTCAGGTTCTCCCACGTCAGCACCAACCCAGGCTCCTTGCCCTCACCGTAGGCCTCTTGTGTGATCTTCGTCAAGTCCTTGCGGGTGACTCCGAGCATGTCGTGGACCGTCTGTTTGCTGTCTAGCAGGAAGCGGTCTAGGCGTACGTCGCCATTGTGGCCATCAACGGCTCCCGACGCTGGCTGGCGGTGGCCACCGAGCGTGTCGGCGATCGCCTGCTCTTGACGCAGTGTCTTCGTCTTGGTGGACACCTGCTTGCCTAGTTGGCCACCGCGAGGGCATTTGGGCTCGTGGTTACTCATCAGCAGCCTCTGACACAGCGTCAATTCTACGCTGGGCTATCTCTACATAATTGGCGTCGAGTTCGATACCGATGAAGTCGAAGCCCTCGATTTTGGCGGCTTTGCCTGTGCTACCGCTGCCCATGAAGGGGTCCAAGACACACCCACCGGGTGGCGTAATGAGTCGGCACAGGTATCGCATGAGTGATTCAGGTTTTTGCGTCGACCGTCGGCACGTCGTAGTCCCACTTTGCGCACATGAAAGATATTCCATATGGCGGGTCGGTGACGATTGAATCGACGCTATCGTCCGCCATCGTCTTCATCACTTCAAGGCAATCGCCACAGAACAGTTGCGTTGTCATGTTGCGGGTTCCTGCTGGTTCACTATTACACATCTACACAGCACTCCATTCGGATAATCTGCCGCCACAGGTCGAGGGCCACGTCGGGCTCGCTGCGGAGCCTCACCTTCAGATCGTCCTCGATTCGCGCCGTACACTCGCCGAAGCCTACCACATTGTCGTGACGTGTGATAAGGCCATGTAGCTTGCCACGCTTGACCAGTTCGTCTTCGTTGTTCACGTGCCCCGCAAGTATCCCGTCCGTGTCCTTCAAGGCCAATTTGAAGTTGTAGACCCGTCGGGGTACGTAGGTCTTGTTCTTCTTCGTGACGCCAGATAGTTCCGCCCACGCCGTGAGCTTGTTGTCGCCGTCCTCGTACTTGACAGCCTTGGTCAAGATCAGCACGCTTGCGGCAAATCGCTGCCGCCTTCCCCCAGGTGGGATTCGATTATCGCCGTGCAGTACACCGATATTCTCGGTCACCTGATTCAAGAACAGCAGGGCGGGCGCCTTCGCGTCCCCGCTGGTGGCTAGGCGGTTGAGTGACGACACGCACTTGTTGATCGCCCTGTTGACGAGGATCGCACGCTTCCCCATGTTAGACTGCTCGGTAGAGTCTTCGATCTCTTTGGCGGGTGTCAGGGCGGCGATGGAGTCTAGCACGATCAGATCGAACTCGCCAGACTCTATGGCGGCGATGAGGATGTCTAGTGCCTGCTCGGCATAGTCTGGCCTGATGTAGGCGTTGCGGTCCATATCGAAGCCGTTGGTCTGTGCCCATGCGGGGTCGAACGTGCCCTCAACGTCGATGAACGCCACCACGCAGGGCTCGAACGTCTCGCACGTACAGATGTCTTCGGCCAATCGACAGGTCCGGCAGTAGCCCTGAACAGACTGACTAGCCTTCAGCGTCAGCAGGGTCTTGCCTGTGCTCTCGTCGCCGTAGATTTGGGAGATTCGGCCAAAGGGCCAGCCGCCTCCGAGTACAATGTCGAGAGACAGCACACCGCTGCTGAATCGCGGGATACGCATGGCGCGCACGGCGTTCCCGCGACTGGCCAAAGTGGATTTGTACTCTTTGTTGACCTTGTCAATGAAGGCCTGCGTGGTGCTGATGCTCACTTCGTCGCCTTCTTTCGTGATTCACGGTACTCGCAGAGTTCGCCAACCAGTCGGCCTAGCTCATCGTTGACGATCCGTTCAGATGTGGTGAGGGCCTCGGGAATCTCCTCGATGTAGGTGGGGAGCGTGCATGTGATCCCGATCTTAACCGATTCGTAGTTGCCCATATTTAGCGTGTGCTGCTGCGTGAACGATACGCGAGCGGTATCGGTGACGAATGGCTTGATCTCGATGTCGGTGTCGTCTCGGTCTTCGTTCGTAACGACTTGGCCTTTCTTGTACGTCTGGGTTACTGTGAGTGTTCCGTTTTCATGCGTCTGATTCATGATTCTATCCTTTCACTTGGCCCCAATTGTCACAGACTACGATGTCTGTGCGCACGGGCACACGCAACTGAACGGCGTGCTCCATGTGATGCTGTACAATTGGGATCGCCTCTTTGATGTAGGCCTCTTCGCACTCAAACACGAGTTCGTCATGCACGATGTTCGACGGCCAGATTCGAGTCATCCACGAGCCACTGTCCTTCAGAGCCATACGAATCTTCACCGCCGCCAGTTGGATGAAGTCGCATGCCGATGCCTGTGGGTTGAAGTTGATGAATTGGTTCAATGCGTGCTTGTGATTCGACTGCACCTCGTGTGGTGGGATACGGCGCTTACGCCCGAAGATGTTCTTCGTCACGGGGCAGATGTCCATCTGGTGCTCGCACCGAATGTGGTGGGCATGCACGCCCTTGTACAGCGCCTTGTACTCCTCCGATGCCTTCGTCCACGCACGGAGATTCAAGCCTGGGTGACGGTTGTGCATGGTGCTGGGTGTCGCGTTGTAGATCAACTCGAAGTTCGCGACCTTCCCGTCTTGACGTGAGTGGAGCGCGGATATCTTCTCATAGGTCTGTGTGTGAATGTCGATGCCGTGCCAGAATCCCGTCGCTGATAGGTCGCTCAGGACACGCTCGTTCTCTGCGGCGCCACACACGGGGCACTCATGCAGAATGGCCTTCGCACGACCCTCACTACCACAAGTACATTTCCACCGAAGATATGCGTCAAGGAACAGGGGGTCTTGGGAGATGTGGGCCATCAACCGTAACTCAATTTGAGAAAGGTCGGCCACAATAAGCCGCCGACCGGGATCTGCTATCACGCAGCTACGTATGTTGAGTCCTGTGAAAGGCTCGTTTGTATGCAGATATGCGGGGATGTTCTGGAAGTTAGGATTCTCGCTGCGCATCCGACCCGTGGTGCTGACGAGCCAGAATGTCGGGTGGATGCGGTGCCTCGGATCGTCGTGGGCACGCTGTGTCAGGGGCTTCGTGTACGTCCCGACCATCTTTAGCGCAGTGCGATAATGGACGATCTTCTGGCACACAGTGTATCGCTTGGCCAACGTGGTCATCGCCTTGCTATCCACACTGAACCGCTTCTCGCTCTTGGTGAGGTCTATATCGCGAGTGGAGTAGCCTAGCTCGTCAAAGAGCCGGGTCGCCAACTGATCCCCGCTGCCGATGTTCAGGTCGCCGATCTGCGACAGTATCCCGCTCTCCAGCTTGCCCGACATAGCCTCGAATGCATCCTGCAAGGCGTCCGCAGAGGCGTCGTCCCACAGGATTCCTGCGAGTTCCATGTCCGCTATGAATAATGACGACGGCATCAGTATCTTAGAGAACAGCGAGTATACACCCTCGTCGATCAACCGTGGCTTGATATCCCGCCACAGCTTGTACTCGTAGTACGCATCATCGGTGGTGTACTTGACGAACCTGTGGTCGTCGGGTCCGTCCGCACACTCCTGCATGAAGTCGCCCATCTCGTAGCCATAGGCGTCCATTACAACGTGTTTCAGACCGAGCTTGTTTGGCTTGCGGTTCTCGTTGAGCAGGTTCACCCCGATCATGGGGTCGCATAGCTGTTGAGGGTCGTCGTTGACGCCAAGGGCACGTAGGCACTTCAGATCGTACTTGCCGTTGTAGGCTACGGCATCTACATCGGGCAACGCGAATAACTGGTGTATCGCGGGCTCCCACACGGCACGGTCCCGCACCCAATGCCGATCTTCCCCTATAGCGAAGCTCACGCCCCACAACGAGAAGTCGGTGTGATTGAACTGCGTGTTGGGGTCGTGCTCAACATCGAAGCTGAATGCTCCCGCGCCTTGGGCCTTGGCGACGAATTGTGATGCGTCGAATGCCACTCCTCTAGTCTCCTCCTAGTTCTACGTTGTCGGGGATTTCGTCTTCGTACTCAGGGTCTTCGTTTGGGATGAATCGACCGACGTGCTCTAATCGGTACATCGCTTGCAGGACATCAAGGAGGTCGTAGGCTTTTCCTGTGCGTGCGTTCAGTTCGTCAGTCAACGCTAGTAGGCGGTGTCTATGGGGCCTGTCAAGAGGATCACATTTGGTGCGGTACACCTTATTGAACCCAGCGACTAGGTACGCCTCGTCATCGTCGCCGAACCTGTGCGTTTTGTCGTTCGCCAGGTTGATCTGTACCATTACAGGCATTGTCGTGTCCTTAGACACCCGCGAGGACGGCGGCGCAGGTGCGCCGCCGCCCCACAGGCGTGTTCTATCTGGCCGCCTGTATTTGGTGGCCTGCCAGTGAACTTAGGTTCAGAATGGAATATCTGCTTCGTCTACAGGCTTGCTGACTGCCTCGATCTCGGTCTTCAGCCGCTCAACGCATCTCTTCACGGCCTCTGGGTCAGGCTTTGTGATCGCCTCGTAGTCGTACTCGGCAGTGTCCTCAAGGGTATCGAGGTCAATGTGCTCCAGGTACTCGAAGTCGTCTCCCGAGGCTGGCGACTTGTCGTTCGTGGTCCTGCCGATCATGAACTGTGCGCCACGGAGATTCTTGCCACCATCAATGAGACGGTTCACTCGCTTGCCCAACAGTTCAATCGACGACGAACTCGTGATGGCATACAGCCGCTTGAGGTTCGTGTACGCCTTCTGCGTCCTGTTGCTGACGAAGCCCTCTACGTCGATCACGGTCATGAACAGCGTCTTACGCGCCGGTACTTTGCCGTGTTCGCTATGCCAGTCGCATAACGGGCAGTTGCCTTCAGACTCCCGCAAGCAGGTGTGGAACGATGGCATCTTCGTGCCCGTGTGGAACACTTTATGCTCCCACACGGGCTGTGGTGTCTCTGCGTCGGTGAGGAAAATTAGCTTACGCTCCTCGCCTGGCTTCATGAAGAACCGTCGAATCTCGCCGTCGTCTGACGAGCCAGTCGTCGAGTCCTGGTCGTACCATTCGCCTGCGAGCCATGCCGGTTTGTCGGTCATCTGGTGTCTCCTTGCCTCTTATGGGCATCTGTGATTGTCTGGACGAATTGGTCTCTATCCGTAGAGCCTACGTCCTGTGATGTGAATAGCCCTCGTTTGGTCGGGCACCTTTTGTGTAGTTGTTTGATGGCGTCTGGTGTGCCTTTTTCCCCCGCTGAATCATTATCATAGCACATAAGAACCTTCTTGTCAAGGCCCATGATGACGTCTGCCTGCGGGGCGTGCATGGTCGAGGTCCATGTCCATACTATGTCTACCCGCATCTCGCATGCCCATTCATAAACGTGTGCGCCGTCCATGAAGCCCTCTGTGACGACCACTGTATCATGCAATGGGTTGCACAGATGTATCCCGCCTACGTTCAGCGTCGCCTTGAAGCCCAAGTAGTTGCGGTACTTGCGGGAGTCGTCACATAGTGTCCTACCGACGATCCCCACTAGTTCACTAGAAGCATTCCTCGCGGGGAACAACAGCCGGTCTTGATTCGGGTCGTAGTGTAGGTCAAACAGGTCCGCAACACCCTCTGACACACCTCGTGTCGCTAAGTGATCCACGCACCCAGATGATTGCCGCCAAGTCGGGAAATTCGTCAGCACGGCGTCGTCCAGCACGATCTCGCGTTCGATCTCGTCGGGCTCCTCCATCGCAGCCTGTAGTCGGGAGCGCAGTGTGGGCTTGTCGTGATCTCGTAAGTGCTCCGCTAGTGCCCGCAGTTCGTCACTACCTGAGTGTCGTGCGTATGAGGCTACCAGAGACGCTAATGATCCTTTGGCACCGCAGCCGAAGCACTTGAACACCGTCGGGGTCACACCGTACTTGATGCTCAAGCTGGGGTCACCGTCAACGCCATCCTGATGAGTCCAGGTAGCCAGCGGGCAGCTTATGGACACCTGCTTGTTGCTCCGCCAATCGGGTTCGGCGTCGCCTAGCTGCTTCAAGACGGTTGTGAGTTCTTGCTTGTTCATCAGAATACGATGTCGTCATCGGTAGTGGTAATCAGTTGCTCGCCCTCAACCTCGTTGAAGGACATCGTGTCCATGTCCCATTCAATCCTGCATAGGGGTGAGATTTTGGCGGCGTCGCGAACCTTGATGGTGTGCAGCTCGCTGCGTTGTGTCAAGCGTAGGTCGTCATCTTGGTATAGCCCTAGTACCACGTCGGGGTCTATGAGCCATTCTTTGCCGTATCGTACATTCCACCCGCGAACGTGGCTGCCCTCCTTCTTTGGGGCACCCGTCTCATTACTGTCCCCGAGTTGTGTGGTGACGAACCACGGGATGTTCGAGTTCTCTGCGGCTAGTTGTAGGCCGTTCACGACCTTGACGGTCTTGTCCCAGTTGCCCGTGCTGCCGGGGGCATCAAGTCGGTATCCGCCGTCAACGAGTACAACGTCGGGTCGGTGCTCGTGTACGAGAGCCACGATGTCGGTGACGGTCCTGACGAGCTTCTTGTCGGCGATGAGTATGTCTGAATCGCCTTCTCGCTCGGCAAGGGCATCTAACTCTAGCTTCCATCGCATCTCGGCGTCTTCGTCTAGATCAATATCCCGCAGGGTGCCGAATGGGATATTGTACCTTATGGCGTCAATGCGGCGGCCAATTCGCGGGGAAGCCATCTCCATCGTAACCAGCAGCACCTTCTTACCTAGACGCTCGATGTAGTCTGCTACGACGCAAGTCACCCATGACTTTCCTGTGCCAGTAAGAGCCGCCAACACCGTCAGGCTGCCGTTGACTAGACCCTGCGTGTTCTTGTTGACCGTCTCCCAAGGTAAGGGGAGGCCGATCATTCCCGCGTTGGCCTTGGCCTCGTCGTAAAACGCCGCTCGGTCCTCCCCACTCTGACGGTAGCTCACGATCGTCTGCCCGCAGGACGAGGACCGTAAGCTAAGGGCCTGCTGTAGCAGCACATCTAAGGCGGCGTCGGGATCGCCTCGCTCAATCTGCGTGATAGATGCTAGGTGCGTCTTCTCCAGCTTGTTGGTGAGGGAGCGTTTGCGCACCTTGTCGGCAATGTGATCGAAGGCGTCTGTCGCCTCGGGTAGCTGCGTGGTGATGGCCTCCTCAACCACCTGCACGGACGGGAACTCGGCGTAGTCCATGACGAACTTGACCACGAAGTCGAGTGCCGTGCGGGCCTCGTCAAGCAGGTCGTCGCGGTCGAGCTGGTGTCGCTTGAGCGCTGACAGGTCTTTCTCCCGCAACAGCGATCGTATCAGTCGTCGGCCTAGGTTATCCATTCGTGTTCTCTAGGGTGTGTTTGATCTTGTCTCGTATATCTGCCCGAAAATCGTGACCTTGGACGTGTATTGGGATAACAGCCTCTTGCATCACGGCCGCCACAGCGGGATACTGCGACTTGAACTTCTGCGGGGTGAGGTTCGTCGTGCATATCGTAGCCCGTCTGCTGCCAACACGATCGCGTATCAGCCGCTCGAAGTGCCAGTCGCGCTTGTCGCCGAACAGAATCACCTCGTCAATCACCAGCAGGGGCACAGCGATAGCGCGCTCGATGACCGTCAGTTGGTCGTCGAATCGGGTGCTGTCGATGTAGAATCCGGGTATCTCTGTCGCCCGCAGCCAGAGCCCGATGTGGCCCAGACTGGCGGCGGCTTTCAACAGGATGCTTCCGAGTCCCGACTTGCCGCACGAGTAGTTACCGAACAGTAGGAGGCCGATCCCGTCGCTGAGGTTGTCCTCCAGCGCGTCGATGTACTGCTGAACGGTGTGCTTGTGCTCGCAACTGTCGGGAATCGCCCGCATTGCGCAGGAGTGATGTAGCTCAGGTATCCTCATCCGTTCGAGGTGTTCGAGCGTCAGCTTCATTGAAGTCCTCGCATTGCTTGCGTACTGCGTCTAGTTCTTCTTGTATGTTCTTCTGTAAGTGTTCCCGCCAAGCGGTGTGGCAGATCGCGGCTGCTTGGTTGCCTGGCTTGCCCTCTCGTCGGAGGAACTGGATGCACCGTGACACGTAGTGGCCCTGTGACTCATCTGAATGGGGTTGCGGGATCGGCATTGTTAGTGTTCCTTTCGGGCATCTGCGTGAACACCAGCTTTTGTTGCGGTACCCGCGTCGAACTCGGCGTCAGCAGCATCAAGTACAGCACGACCGGCAGGGGTGATGCGGCGGATAAGGTCGTCGCGCTCAAACAGAACATTGGTTAGGTTGTGACCGCAGATTCGACACGGTTCATCAGTCTCGCTTTGATATTGGTGCCGACATGCGGAGCATGGAAACGCAAGCCCGGTCGTGCGACCGTCGTCTTCCGTCTCGAATTGGTCGTTATCTGCGTGATAGTCTGCAAGGCTCATACATCACCACCTGCCGCGTCGAACTCGGCATCAGCGGCTTCAAGCACGGCACGACCGGCAGGGGTGATGCGGACTTCCTGTTCGCTACGGACAACGATGAGCCCTTCGGCGTATAACGATCGTAAACTCTCAGAGTTATCCACGTCCCACCAATCCCAAAACTCATCATCCCGCAAGTGATTTAGGACGACGACTTCCTCGAATGTCCGCCGCTTCGGCGTCACGGCTGGCGGTGTCTCGCCAGGTGGTGTCAGCTTCCAACCGAGGTCCAGAAGTCCTCGTAGTATCGCCTGCGCGTTTGTGTACTCTGACATGCAGGAGTCCATGTCATTATCGAGCATGTCTTGCCAAGTGATGGTAGTGGCTGGGTGTAAGTCCCACCCCCTACCGGCGACTGCCTCAATAAGATCATCGGTCAGTTCGTGGCCAATCATACTTCACCATCCTATGCTTGATACGGGTTCTTTCGTTTCTGCACGATTCGTTACATCGCTTGCGATCACGCGTGGCGCTGGTAGTCCGTTGTCCATGTACCACAGCAGGCGGTTCCATATCTTGCTGGAGCCCACCATGTGAAGGGATTCCCGACCGTCGAGGCCCATGGCATTGCATAGGCGGTCCCAGTGCTCAAACATGAACCGCACGCCGTCTGATGCACGCTGCCCGTCGCCGTTGGACCACTTCACAGCGCGTGCGACGTACATCGTGGTCATGGCATACTCGTTGGCTGTACCCTCTGATACCATCGGAGCGTCTTCGTCGTACTTCTCGTGATAGAGGGACTGGAATAGCTTGCGCACGTCTGTCGCCGTGACCTCCTTATCCCGACAATCATACAGCGCGGCGGAGGCCAGGAGAGTAGCGATAGGCGAGACAGGCTTCGGCGGGGCCGGTGCGGGGGCCACAAATGCCTCTGCTTCAATGCGTGCAGCACTGTCAGCGTACCACAGGTTGGCCTCGCCAAGCTGGTAGCCTGAATCATGCGGGGTGATCCACTTGCGCTTCACCAACTCGTTTTGCAGCCTGATGACCGTCAATGGCGGTACGCCTAGCGTCTCCGAAAGCACATCGTTGTTGAGCCCCGATATCCGCTTGTTGGCCTTATTGGCCTGGCGGGCGATCTCTGTCTGACCGAACTGTGCGTCGGATCGCATCGTCAGATAGCACACGATGGCGTCGTTTGACGTGTGCTTCCATGACGGAGACTCGATTAGATGCTGCGGTAGTTCAATCACTTATTGGCTCCTTCTGCCGACGGCGTCCCAACGATCGTGCATCTCGCGCATTCGATTTAGGGCGTCACCCTCCACTTGCCAATACATCATTGCCTTACTCATCGTTCTGTTCCTTCCTTTATGGTGCGGCGTAGAACTGCTCGACGTCTAGGTCTAGTGATGCGTCTGCGGAGGTCGCATTGTACCCGACACTCATCGCTCTGACAACCCCATCTACCTGCGTG